ACATGGGTAGGCTAGTTTGGAACTGCTACAAATCTTCTTGTCCAATATCAGGTACAAAGAAAGTTAATCTATCTGTGGATGATATTAGGAACTCTGTATTTGAAACCAAGAAGATGTCAGAAGAATTTAATATGCCTGAACACGTAGTATATCACAACGATAGGATTGAAGTCGTAAGATATGCATTAGAGTTTGGGTTGGATTATAAAAGAATACCACTTTACTATGATGTAAAAGAGAATAGAGTTGTATTTCCTATCAAGAAAGATGGACTAATTGTAGATGCAGTTGGTCGGTCTGTAGGTTTCCGTTTACCTAAATGGAAAAGATATGGGAAAAGTGACTTGCCTTTTACTTACGGACATGGTAATGTGGGAGTAGTCGTTGAGGATTGTGTGAGTGCATCTGTTGTAGGCGATGGTGTTTATGTAGGGGTAGCTGTGTTGGGAACATCATTAAGCAATTCACACAAGAGATACCTAGCACAGTTCTCAACTGCTATAATTGCCTTAGACCCTGATGCAATGCCCAAGACCCTTGCCTTTGCAAAAGAGTTACGAGGATACGTAGATGATGTCAGAGTGTTAAAACTCAAAGACGATTTGAAGTATAGAAAAGAAGAGGACTTTATAAACTTAAACAAACTAACCCCAAAGGAGAACCAACATGGAACTATCACTACTACGTAGCTTAATGAATAAAGACTTCTATGAAGACCATAGAGGTGCAAGATGTCCTGATAGATTGTTTAGCAAAGATGCTAGAACTATCAAGCACACGATAGATAAAGCTATGAGAAAATATAATAGAGATGTAACACCTGATGAGTTACAGGCTCTGTTTTTGTCTAGCAATCCTGCTATGACAACTGCACAGAAGCAGGGATACTCTGCTCTGTTTAATGATATTAAAAGACAGACACCTATGGGAACAGATGTGGCACAAGATGTGTTATCTAAACTGTTCCAACAAGTTATAGGAGAAGATGTAGCTAACTTAGGTTTTGATTTCGTGAATGGTACACAGACAAGTATGAAACCATTACGTGATTTATTAGAGAAGTATAACGATGACTTCACACCTGAGATGAAGATTGAATGGGATGATATATCATTTGATACTTTGATAGCAAAGCAGAATCAACAGACACGTTGGTCATTTAATCTGCCTGAGTTAGCTAGGAAAGTAGAGGGTGTCAATGGTGGCTATCTTGTAGAGATAGGTGCTAGACCTAATACAGGAAAGACATCCTTTCATGCTTCTATGCTTGTAGGAGAGAATGGTTTCGCAAGACAAGGTGCTAAGTGTGTTGTCTTGTGTAACGAAGAATCTTATGATAGAGTTGGGTTCAGATATCTTACTGCTTCATCTAACATGGATAAGTATGAGATAAAGGATAACCCATCACAGGCTAGGGATAGATACAAGATTGTATCACCTAACCTAAAGATTAAAGATGTGACAGGAGAAGACATGGCATGGGTAGAGAGTATGTGCAAGAGTGTCAAGCCTGATGTTGTTGTAATAGACATGGGAGATAAGTTTGCACGTATGGCAGGTTATGCAAGACCTGATGAAGCACTCAAAGCCAATGCAATATATGCAAGACAGATTGCAAAACAATATGATTGTGTTATATTCTATATGTCACAACTCTCTGCAGAAGCAGAGGGTAGACAAGTTCTTAATCAGGCTATGATGGAAGGCTCACGTACAGGTAAGGCAGCAGAAGCAGACCTCATGATACTCATAGGTCAACCTGCGAATGTTGAGGGTGTAGATGAGCAATCTAATATGAGACACTTGAATGTTGTTAAGAACAAGATTACAGGTTGGCATGGCATGATTAATTGTAATATTAATCCACACACAGCGAGGTATAGTGCATGAAGATAGTAATAGATGTAGAAAATACAGTAACCAAAAGAGATGGTAGATTATATTTAGACCCATACGAACCTACTAACAAGTTAGTTATGGTTGGTTGTCGTGATGACAATGGAAATGAATCTATATATGATATGGATAGTGGGTTCGTAGGTGTACAAGATATATTAGATAAGGCTACAGTATTAATAGGACACAATATAACATATGATTTAATGTGGTTATGGGAGTGTGGCTTTAAATATAATGGTGTTATCTTTGATACCATGTTAGCAGAGTATGTATTGAGCAGAGGTAACCCTGATAAATATTCTTTGTCATTGGAAGCCTGTGCAATCAGACATGAGTTAAATACAAAAAAGCAAGACACTCTAAAAGAATACTTTGCCAAAGGTATGGGTGTAGATGAGATACCAAAGGATGAGTTAAAAGAATACTTACAAGCAGACTTGAGAGCAACACAAGAGTTGTGTACTAGTCAGTACAAGCAGTTAATTAACTCATCTCTCATGGACACAGTAATACTTACAAATAAAGTAGCCATGACTCTAGCTAGAACACATAGGAATGGTTTCAAGGTAAACCAAGATGTGTTAGAGTCTGTGCGAAAAGAATTTGAGACAGAGAAGATTGAGATAGAACAGAGATTATCAGAGCAAGTAAGAAAACTTATGGGAGATACTCCTATTAATCTCAATAGTCCTGAACAAATGTCTTGGGTTATCTATAGTAGAAAGCCTAAAGACAAAGCTATGTGGGGTAATGAGTTTACTCCTCACATGAGTGTAGAAGATTTTAAATATAACGTTAAGCACAATTCTGATATTGTTTATAGAACAAAAGCAGTTGCGTGTAAGACCTGTGGTAGCACAGGCAAGATAAGAAAGGTAAGAAAAAATGGGATACCATATGCTAATACTAATAATTGTATTGATTGCAACGCTAACGGCTATACCTTTAAACCCACTTCATTAATAGCAGGTTTAAAGTTTAATGCACCCAATGCTAAATGGATAAGTGCTAATGGCTTTGGTGTATCCAAAGGTAACTTAGATACATTACAAAGCATGGCACAACGTAACAACATGACAGAAGCTAGTCAGTTTCTTCAAGACCTAAAGAGGTTGTCTGCCTTAGATAGTTATCTATCTTCTTTTGTTGAAGGTATCAAGGCACACGTTAAGTCTGATGGTATGCTTCACGTTAGATTGTTACAACATAGAACTGCGACAGGCAGGTTTAGTGGAGCAGACCCTAATATGCAGAATATGCCTAGAGGTGGCACGTTTCCTGTAAAGAAGGTATTTGTTTCACGTTGGAAAGATGGCAAGATTCTAGAAGCAGACTTTGCACAGTTAGAGTTTAGAACTGCAGCCTTCTTATCACAAGATGAGGTAGCAATCAATGAGATTAAAACAGGCTTTGACGTTCATGCTTATACGTCTAGAGTTATTTCTGCTTCGGGTCAGAGTACAACTCGACAAGAAGCTAAAGCACATACCTTTGCTCCGTTATATGGTGCGACTGGGTTTGGCAGAACAAAAGCAGAAGCAAAATACTACCAAGACTTCACGAAAAAGTACAAAGGCATCGCACTTTGGCATTCCAGATTGGCTAAAGAGGCTCTAGAGAAACGTAGTATTACAACACCATCAGGCAGACAGTTTAGTTTTCCTGATGTAGAGAGAAGAATGAATGGCTCTGTGTCACACTTTACACAGATAAAGAATTATCCTGTGCAGAGCTTTGCAACTGCAGACATAGTGCCTTTGATTCTATATCATATAGAAAATAGATTAGAACTATTACAGTCTTGTATTGTAAACACAGTACATGATTCAATAGTTATTGATGTACACCCTGATGAAATAAATAAAGTTGTGTTCATCTTGAAAACTATTAATCAAGACATAAATAGTATTATAAACAACGAGTTCGGAATAGACTTTAATGTACCATTATTATTAGAATCAAAAATAGGAGATAATTGGCTTGACACTAAAGATATTAACTGATATAACTATGAGACATTTTAAAATAAGAAAGGAGAAAATGTATGACAGAAGCAAACCTAGTGACCATAGACACTAATAATTATGAATCTATGGCAAAGGCTATGGGTATAGCCAATGAGACTTCTTCCTCTACTGAGAAGAAAGCTCAACAACTACCTAGATTTAGAATACAACACACACCTATCATAGATGGTGATGAGGTTGTTGTGAAGGGTGGTACTTATAAATTAGATATTCCTGAGAAGGATGTTCTATATGGTAAGACTGCCACCATCAGACCTTTCATGCAAAGATATATGTATAAAAGGTTTGTTAAGAATAACTCTGCGAAAGCAGGAGAACCTTTAGGTGTCTATCATAAGACAGTTATGGCAGATAACTTAAATAAAGATTTGAAAGATAATCAAGGTGGGTTCAACTGTGGTAAACCTGCAGGGTGGATACAGGACTTTGATGCATTGCCTGATAAGACTAAAGACTTAATCAAGCAAGTCAAACGTGTCAGAGTTGTGTTTGGCTTAGTAGATTTACATGACGTTACAGACGCTAATGGTAAGTCCTCTAAGTTTGAGACTACTCCTTTTATATGGGAGATAGATAATAGAGATGCGTTCAAAACTATCGGCACTAACTTTACTAAGTTAGCTAAGATGAAAGCACTTCCTGTGCAACACACCATTAGTCTAGCAACTGAAGCTAGAAAGTTACCTAATGGTAGTCAGTTTTATTTACCGACTAGCACATTAAATCTTTCAGAGAAAGTTACTCTGTCAGATTCAGACCAAACTATGTTTGCAGATTTTCTATCTTGGGTAGAGAATTATAATCAGTATATTGTGTCTGAGTGGAACGAACAGGCTTCTCAAAAGTCCATTGATGAAGATATGTCTAATGCAGTTGACAGTATTGTTAACGCAGAGGATAACTTTATTGAAGTGGAAAACGCATAGTGCGAAGCAACGACCCCTTCAAAGCACATGGTATAAACTACTTGTCACCTAGTAGTATTAATACTTACATTAATGATACGTCATTATGGGTAGCACGATACTTGTTTAAGATTAAATCTTCAAGTGGTGCAAGTGCAGTAAGGGGTATTGCTACTGAGTTTGTACTTGCAGACAAGTATGAAAAAGGAGTCTTTGATTACAACCTTTTGGATGTAAAGTTTATGTCTCTCTGTGCAGAGTCAGGTATTGACTTGGGAGATATAAAGACTGCAAAAGAAAAGAACTTACTCAAAGGCTTTGGCTCTGTCATTGATGAGAACTTTGACTACAAAAACCTTGAAGCATATCAAGAAAAAGTTGAAGTTCCTATTGATGATATGCCTGTGCCTATAATGGGATATATAGACTTCCGTTTTAAGGACAAGATAGTAGACTTAAAAACATCCACAAGGATGCCAACAAGACCTACTGAAGCTCAGAAAAGACAGATGGCTTTATATTCTATGGCATACCCTAATAGTAGTGTAGACTTATTCTTTGCTACCCCAAAGGAACACAAAAAGTTTACACTAAAGAATCTAACTTTGTATAAGAAACAGTTACGTAAGGTAGCTCTTTCTATACAAAAGTTTTTGTCTATCAGTGATGATAAACATGAGTTAGCTTCTCTTATGTATCCTAACCTAGACTCTTGGTTGTGGTCAGGTATGAAAGAAGAAGCAAATAAAATATGGAGTGTAAAATAATGGCAGATAAAAAAATAGAAGACCTGCAAAAGGACATAGACTCTATGGAGAAAGAACTAGCAGAAGCTAAGAAGACTCTTCGTGAAATGAAAACTAAAGGTTTACGTGAAGCAATGGAAGCTAAAAAGTTAGCAGACGAAGCAGTAAGAGAAGAGATGAAAGCACTTGGCTATAACTATAATAGTTCTGAGTACGAGTGGAGTCCTTTCTCAGGATGGAGAAGGCTACTCTAGTGTCTCCCTATTCTGTACGCAGGATTGCAATAAAGCATGGGTATAGGAGTGGTTTTGAGCATAAGTTATCAGACTACTTAAAAGAACTGAAGTGTAAGTTTGACTACGAATCTATAAAGATACAATGGGAAGACTTGTGTTATCGTACCTATACCCCTGACTTTGTGCTTAACAATGGCATAATCATAGAAACTAAAGGTAGGTTTTTAGCCATTGATAGGAGAAAACATTTAGCAATAAAGAAACAACATCCTAAACTAGACATTAGATTTGTGTTTGAGAATAGCAGAAGAAAGTTACGTAAAGGTGCTAAGTCAACATATGCAGAGTGGTGTATGAAGTATGATTTTAAATTTCATGATAGAATTATACCTGAAGAATGGATAAAAGAAACAGGAAAGAATAAACATCCCAAGTTTATTTCGTTCCCAAATAAAAAACTAAGGAGATAGTATATGAAATTAGACGATAAAATAAAAGCACACGACTTTGTTGTAGTGATTAGACCTCATCTCAATAAAGATAAAAGATGGACAGGAGAGGTGTCCGTTAAGTGTGTACTCGATGAAAGAAACCCATTAAATGATGATGACTTTGAAGGTATGTTACATTTTACTAGGCAAGTGTGTTCATCCATTCCTTTGATGGAAGAGAATAAAGTATTTAGAGAAGCAGCAGAAAAGTTAGCAGAGAAGTATCTACCTATGGAAGATATGTTGGACTACCCAAAGTATAAAGATAAGTTGACAGTAGAAGATGATGGTGGTAATGTAATTCATGTGGACTTTAAAAAGGAAACGACATAATGGGAATGTACAGAGAATCAATAAGAAATAAATTTAGAGAGGTAGGTAATATGATGAGAAAACAAGCACAAGAACAATCAGACCACAAACAAACTTTAGATATGGTTAATAGTCCACCACACTATAATAAGAATGGAATAGAAACGATTGATGCTATCAGAGCAATGACAGATGATGGTTATGAATATTATTTACAAGGCAACATTATGAAATACTTGTGGAGATACAGATATAAGAATGGTGTAGAAGATTTAAAGAAAGCACAATGGTATCTCAATGAATTAATTGATGAGCTAGAGAAAGATGAAAGTTAAGATAATGATGACTCTGCACATAGATGCAGAGGAGTACCCAATACCTGCCGATGGCAGAGTAGATGATGAGATGGAAGAATATATCCATGAGACTTTTCACGAAATAGAAGGAGTGAAAGTTAAAAACATAAAGGTAGTAACAGAGGAGACATGAATGCAAAACTATTTACCAACTGATTATCAGAATTTTATTGCTCTTTCTAGATATGCAAGATGGAAAGACGATGAGCAAAGAAGAGAAACTTGGAGTGAAACTGTAGACAGATATTTTGACTACATGGAAAATCACTTGAAGAAGAAGCATGGTTATATTTTAACCAAAGCTCTGAGAGAAAAACTAAATGATTCTATATTATCACTAGGAACTATGCCTAGTATGAGAGCATTGATGACTGCAGGAGTAGCACTCGACAGATGTCATGTCGCAGGATATAATTGTAGTTATATACCTGTAGATAGTCCACGTTCTTTTGATGAATGTATGTATATACTTATGTGTGGTACAGGTGTAGGCTTCTCTGTTGAAAGAGAAAATGTGGATAAGTTACCTACAGTTAATGAACACTTTGAGAAAAGCACTACAGTAATTACAGTCGCAGATAGCAGACCCGGATGGGCAAGAGCCTTACGTGAGTTGATAGCTATGTTATATGTAGGACAGATACCTTCTCTTGATGTGTCACAAGTTAGACCTGCAGGTGCTAGACTCAAGACGTTTGGTGGTAGAGCATCAGGTCCTCAACCTTTAATTGACCTATATAATTTTTGTATAGCCATTTTTAAGAAAGCAGCAGGAAGAAGGTTATATCCTATTGAGTGTCATGATATCATGTGTAAGATAGGAGAGGTCGTAGTTGTAGGTGGTGTTAGACGCTCTGCATTAATTAGTTTATCTAATCTTAATGATGACCAAATGAGACACGCAAAGTCAGGCTCATGGTGGGAGAATGAAGGACATAGAGCATTGGCTAACAACTCTGTTGCTTACAAAGGTAAGCCTGACATGGGCACATTCATGAGAGAATGGTTAGCTTTATATGAATCTAAGTCAGGAGAACGTGGTATATTTAATCGCAAGTCTGCTAAGAAAAAGGTAGAAGAGAATGGAAGACGTGATTCTGACTATGCCTTTGGTTGTAATCCTTGTAGTGAGATTATACTCAGACCTTATCAGTTTTGCAATTTAACTGAGGTTGTTGCACGAGAAACAGATGACTTGAATAGCCTAAAAGAAAAAGTTAGATTGGCTACTATACTTGGTACGTTTCAATCTACACTTACTGAGTTTAAATATTTACGTAAGATATGGAAGCAGAACACAGAAGAAGAAAGATTATTAGGTGTATCTCTTACAGGTATATTAGATTGTCCTATTTTATCTCCTAATAATGATTCTTTAGAAGATACTCTTGAACAATTAAGACACGTTGCAGTAGAAACAAACCTACAAATATCTAAGGTATTAGATATACCACAGTCAACTGCAATTACTTGTATTAAACCATCAGGAACTGTTTCTCAGTTAGTTGATAGTGCAAGTGGTATTCATGCTAGACACAATCCTTTCTATATTAGAACTGTACGTGGAGATAATAAAGACCCATTGACACAGTTTATGAAAGAAGCAGGTATACCTATAGAGCCTGACATTACTAAGCCTGATAGTGTATCTGTGTTTAGCTTTCCTATGAAGTCACCCAAAGGTGCTATTACGAGAACTGCCATGACTGCTATAGAACAGTTAGATTATTGGCTTACATTCCAAAGACATTGGTGTGAGCATAAACCTTCAGTCACTGTCTCTGTAAAAGAAAATGAGTGGATGGAAGTAGGTGCATGGGTGTACTCAAACTTTGATGAGGTATCAGGAATATCCTTCTTACCTTTCAGTGAGCACACGTATAAACAAGCTCCTTATCAGGATATAGATGAGAATGAGTACAATGAACTTATGAAGACCATGCCAAAGGCTATTGATTGGAGTAAGCTCCAAGAATTTGAAAAGGAAGATACGACAAATGGTAGCAAAGAACTCGCCTGTACTGCAGGTGTATGTGAAGTCGTTGACATCGAGGCTAGTTAGTGCTATAGTCTTAATTCCTATCCTTGCATACCTGTTTACCTTAGTGTTTGCAGGTATCGTGGGTAGTAAAGCACTGAAGGGCAGTATGATAGAAGAATATTTTTATTGCATTGCCCTTTTAATTTTAACACTAATAGTAAAGGAGATTACATATGCTATCACCATCTACAGAAGACAGAAAAAAGTTTGACATTGATTTAGAATATGGTCAGGTCAGAGAAGAACTTGTAGCTAATATGCTACAAAATAAAAAGATAGAAGTAAAAAGTGAAAGAGACAAGTGGCAGAAGACAGGCAACATAGCTATTGAATATGAATCATATGGTAAGCCTAGTGGCATCAACGCAACAGAAGCAGACTATTGGTTTCATAATCTGTGTATAGGAGATGACGTATTCTGTACACTTGTATTTAGTGTGGACAATCTGAAGAAACTTATAGATAAGTTAGACTACAAGCGTAGTGTATCAGGTGGAGACCATAATGCGTCACGAATGTATCTATTAAAATTAGATAAGTTATTTTCGTCAGACGTAATTAAAACATTTAAAGGAGAGTAATATGAGAGACATAATGTTAAATGCTTTGAAGTCTTTTTATGTAGGTAATATAAATAGACATATAGCAAACGTAGAAGTATATTTAAGAATGACTGTAGGTATAGGAGAGCACTCAGATATACAAGAAACTATTGATAAAGAGATAGAAAAGATTGCTCAGTTTGATGACAGACTAGCAATGGTAATGAAATATTTTGAAAGGAAACAGGAAGATGAAAAAGAAAAAGAGAAACCCAAATCTAAGTAAATATGATGCACCCCTACGTATTCAGTTTGAACGTGGGGTGAATGCCTTCAAGGGCAATCAGTACATAAGAAATGTTAAAGGTCATAAAGTTATAGCGACAGTAAGTCCTTATAACTCTAATACCATGCAACATAGAGAGTGGCAAAGAGGTTATAACTTTGCATTTTTTAAACAGTTGGAGAAAGTGAAACGTGAAGAGTCTAGAAGAAGAAGCCAAGAGGTTCATGCAGAGTAGAATAAGACCTGTAAGTCCTCTTGATGATATAATTAAAAGATTAGAGAATGTTAATAAACAATTAGAATTAATATTTAAGAAAGTGAAAGAGTTGAATGCAAAAAATAACACCTACACATGACCTTTCTTGGTATCTAAAATGGGCAGGGTCGTTCTTAATCATGTCAGGTATAATATGTAGGTCGGTAGGTGTTTTACCTCTGTATGACCTTGTATCGTCTTGTATTGGTACAGGATTACTAGCAGGTATGGCTTATCTGTGGCATGATAGAGCTTTGCTTATGGTAAATGGGGTAGCTTGTGCAGCGTTAGCTATGGGAATCATGAGATATTTGTTTGTTTAAACTAGCACAGATATTTTGGTACACTCTGCACATAGTTACGTGTTTATTTATTATTGTAGGTAATGGTAGGTTGTTAGGGTTGTGGTAATCTATTTATTAAATGCTTCTTGAAATGTTTTACCTATCTCAGTTAATTTAAATAAGTCTTTCGCATTTGAAGCATCAGGTTCTCTATCATAAATATCTAGAAATTTAGTCATTGCTCTTCTGCGAAAATCTTTTTTTAACTTTCTAAATTCAACAAGGGATTTAACGTAGGTGCTTGACTCACCTGTTTTTACATTACTTAAATCTTCCTTTATATTTCTTAGATATGTTTTTATTAGTGGTTTAATATCACTATTAACATAGCTCTGCTCAGAAAACTTTTCTTTAACAGATTTGTTAGACTTAATATACTCGTTTCTTACTCTCTTTTCTCTAAGTTTTACTGCTCTCACTATTTCAGGTAATGCTTCTCTAAGAATCTTATTCTCAAACCTTTTTACTGTAGGAACTTTAGACCTACTACCTAAATCATACTCTGTAAAACCAAGACGTTTTAAATATTCTCCCTCTACACTATCTTTAGTTGACAGGTTAAGACCTAGAAACACCCTTGATATTGGAGATACTCTTTTTCTCTCTTCTGCAAAGAGAAACTCTTTCTTTGGAGCAGCTTCTTCCTCTTCAGGTGTTACAGTAAATCCTCTAGATTTAAAAGGTTTTCCTAACTCTTTTAAAAAAGTCTCTTGGAAGTCTAGGTTAGGGTCATCTTGTAAGTCTTTATATGTAAGACCTCTATCTCCTACCACTCTCTGTGCCTCTATAAGTTGTGCGAATGGTACAAACCAACTCGCTAGGTACTCACCTATAGGTCTAGCTAATGCTTTAGCTCCTGCTTCTTTATCCGTTAAGTCTGCACTACTAACGATGTCTGCTATATCTTGGAATATACTTTGCCCTACACCTGTTCTAAAGTTTGTACCTGCGAAAGTCTCTACAAACTCTCTTGAATCAAAGAAGTCAAAGAATGTTCCCTTCCTAATTTGATTGACTGCTTCACCTAAGTATAAGAATTGTCTCATAGGAAACTGTGGAGTTACGTTTGCAACAGTATCATCATCTACTTTCATTTCTTTATAGTCTGCAGGAGCATCCTCTGATGTTCTATATTGATAAGCAGCACCTGCAACTGCGATACCAACTAAGTTACGAGATATTCTTTGTCTATCTTTTGCAGTTAATTTACCTCTTAGGCTAGGCTTTACTGTCCCCATTAACTTTCTTGCTAAAGGTATAGATGCACCACCCATATATTGACCCATAAGTTCCATACTATTAAACATAAATCTTGGAAATGGTAATACAACAGTTAAACCATTTCTAACTATGAAAGAAGAAATACTTCTAAACACAGGTATATCAGGTTGTTTAGCATAAGTTAAATCTAATGCCCTGTTTGTGGCATCAGATACTAGCTCTGTAAATGACCTAGCACCTGCAGGTCTTACAGAAGACGCATCATTTAATAAGTCACGTATCTTACCATCATTTAATGTATCAATTAAATCTATTTTGTATTCTCTTTTAACAAGTCTTTCCAACTCACCAAGAAATGCACCTCTTCTTACTAAAAATTCTTGCCATCTGTTAGGGATATTAAGAGCCATGACAGCATCTTCACCCTCAGTTAGTACTTTATCTAGTACACCACCTTTACCTCTCCCTGTGGCTATCATAATCTCGTTAATATTATTAAAGAGTAAGTCCATTTGCCCTGATAATTCAGGTCTATCTAATATAAAATCTGTAACCTCTTTAGTTTCTCTTGGATTATCAAACATATATCTCATATGTCTGAAACTATCTTTCCAATTATTTTTAGATAATAAACTTTTAGCACCTGATAATGCACCTTCATTTGATAGATTGTACAAGGCAGTGTCCATGACATTACCTAAACCTTCCATAGGTGCTCTTATACCTGCAGACGTTAAGTTACGAGCAGCAGTAGCTATCTGAGAAACTAAACCACCTCTACGTATATTCTCTATACGCATAATTGTGTTACGAATTACATCTTGATTCTTTAGTGTGGCAGCCTGTTGCATAGCTACCATTTCATTAAGAGGTCTTGCTCTTTTAATTTGAGATAGTTTATTTAATACCTGACCTGCAGTAGAACCTGAACCTACTACAGTTAATACATAGTCTTCAAAAGATATGTCATATTTATTTAACATATCAATAAGTTTATCACCTGCTATCAACTGCTTGTTTACAGTCAGGTCAAATAAATTATCTATAATAGTTTTATTATTATTAAATGCTTGGGGATTTGCTTTCTTTAAATCACTTGCAACTGCTACGATACCATCAAACTTATCAGGTTTGAGTATGGGTTGCATGAGAGTATCACCTTGACCAAATAAAACTGCTTCATCACTTATCTTAGCAGAACCTGTTACTTCTTCTAACACTGTATCTGCTAAACTAGCTCCTTTAGACTGAGTCAAATCTTGAGATGTTTCTATACCTGCCTTTCTAGCTAGGTCATAGTCTATCGTTTTTTGACCAGTTGTGCTAGTCTTCGATATAGTTTTACCAGTTTTATCTTCAAACTCCTTAATAAGTTGATTAGCAATGTCTTTGTTTTGATTAGCAACTTTGGTAGCTTCATCTTTTTTCTCCTGTATTTGTTGTGCAGTAGCACCTTTCATCTTACTCACATTGAGTCTTCTGTTCCAATCTTTTACTGCTTGTTTCTTTTTCTTTGCTAGTTCCTGAGATAACTTTCTTGCTATTCTTGCATTGGCTGCAGGAAATTTTGTTACTGCTCCAAGCACAGGTACAGTTTCTGAAAACTCTAGACCTGCCATAGTATCTCTACCCATCATACTAGCAAATTCTTTTGGACTTCTATTTATTATACTGTTGTAGGCATCAGGAAATGCCTCTTGAGTTTCTTTAGCAACCTTTTCTATAATATCTTGATATCCTGCACCTATATAACTTACTCCATAACCTAAAGCATTTAACACTTTAAATCCTGTAGAACCTGTAATACCTAAAAACTTCTTCATGAGATTAGTACTACCATCAGGGTTAACATCAGGCATAGCACCAACCATTTCAGTTATAAATTGGTCTTCTTCCTTCGCAGTCATCTCAGGAACTTCAAAGTCTTCGTCTAACTTTTCTAATCTACGAAAATCTTTTTCCTGATTTGCGTTAAACTTTTGAACTTCTACGGATTGGCTCTCAGTGTTGTAGGTAAATCCAAAGGGAGTGGCATCACTCTTAGTGCTAATATGTCCACTAACAACCTCTTCATCTCCCAAAGGAACTGCACTAACTTCAGTTATAATACCTTTTTCTTTTGCAGTTTCAATATCTACAAGTTGTCCGTTTTCAAATAATTCAGGATATTTTTTACTGTATTGACTATACAGTGTATCTTGGGAAGGGGGTACTTTGTTTTCAGTCTGTGCCTTGACTTCATGTTCTTCAAGGACATCAGAAGTACCTACTGCACTTATGGTGTTTGTATTTTTTTCTTCAGAGTTATCAGGCTCTATTTCAGATAGTTGATTTGTTAAGGTATTAGTATCAATACCTTGGGTATCTTCTTCTTCAATTATAGAAGTTTGTTCTTGGTCACTAGGAATAGATTGCAACTGTTGTGCTATGGTATTATCATTTAAGTTCATTTTACAAGAACCCTGTAGCTTTTCCTGTCCATATCACTGTTTTAGTTTCAGCAGTTCCATCCTCTAAAATTCTACCTGTTTTATATCTAACAACATCACCTGCTTTAATCTTAGGTGGAAATGTATTAGGTCCTCTTTGTGTGGATATAATTCCCTGCTCTAGTTCTCTTTCACTATTTAGTTCATGAAAAGTTCTATCTCTTCTATTTACATTATTAACAAAGTCAAACTTATATGCTTTTATTTGTGCAAGAGTTGTTTTTTCAGTGTCTTGAATTTTTTTAAGTAACACAGCATCTGTAGTGCCATATTGATTTTTTAGGTTTTTCATACCTCTTAGAGTACCTGCAAAGATTTTATGTTCATTTCCTTGTAACTTTATTTCAAGCTCACCCTCTATACTTTTAACTATTTCAGAGTCTCCAACACCTCTGGTAATACCATTATTAATAATCTTATCTCTATTAGTTTTACTAAACATAGATGTGGTAGATGAACCTGCTCTTTTTATAGCTAGTTTTTTCTCATGCTCTTTCTTTAATCTTTCTATAATAGTATCTCTTCTTTTTTCAAGTTCTCTTATTTTGTTTGGGTCTTTCTCATAAAACAACTCATCCTCAAGTTTTAGTAATGTAGCTTCATTTGTAGAACCACTGGCAAATCTATTAGCCTTTTCAAACTGCTTGGCTTCTAAGAATTTATTATAGTCTATTTTAGCACCTGAAACTGCAAACTTTTTAGCTTCATCAGGTAGAGGTGCAGTAGATTCTACTTGCTTCATTATCTGTTCACCTGCTTTAGGTTTAAATAAAGCACCATATAGACCTGATACTGGAACTTCATCGTCTGCAACAGGAAGCTTTTTTACACTTGTTGTAAAGTTATTTATATAGTCTGATATAGACATACCTTTTGGAGTATTTTCTGAAGCAAATTCAAAGGCACTTCCTATGTCAAAGTCTTTACCTAATGTTCTTTGACTTGCCATTGCAGTTTTATAGAACTCGTTAGCACTTGATACTGTGCCACCTACACCTTTATATATCTGTGCAGCCTTATCAATGTCTCCATCCACCAAGCTACTTAAATTTAAAAGAGTTTCTCTTAACTCTTCTTTTTCTTTGTCTTTTCTTTCTAGCTCTGCTCTTCTACGAGTAATACGATATTGTGCCATACCATCAATTCTATCTTGGGTACGTTGCATATCCTTTTTAAGATTGTCATCAACACTCTTAGCTAAACCTGTAACTAAACCTGTTAAAAAACTCATTGTTCTCTCCTAGACATTAGACCCATAGGCTCTTCTTCCTCTGCAACAATTTCTTGTTCTTCCATATCTACTGAATCATCTTCTTCTTCAGTAAACATTCCCTCTTTTTGTCTCATCTTTTCTTCTAGTTCTGCTCTAATATTAGTTAATAGAGTGTCTCTTGTTTTATCTTTGTTTGGATTCTTTAAACCATCGTCATATTCTACACCTGAAGATTCTGCAACTAACATTATCATTTCCATAATTAGTGGCATTACAAGCATACCAACATCAATGTTATGAATACCATCCATGACACTTCCCATTTGTATAGTATTAGCTAAGTTTGTTACAGGAACACCCATTTCTAATACGTCAACAAGTTGGTCAGTAAATTCCTCTGTAGCCATTCTATCTAAATAATATTCAATAGCCTCATCTACAGTATTACACTGTGGAGCATTCTGCCAAGGTCTGCCACCTAGTTCTGATGTTAATGATTGCCCTGCTATAGGACCATCAAGCAGTGGTTGATTCAGTTCCGTCATTTTCTTTTATCTCTTGTCTTTTTCTTCTTAATATAGAAACGTGTTTAGCAACACGTTCTGATGGATTATTTACACCCATTGCACCTCTAACTTTTGTAGGTTGTGTTCTTGCTAAAAGACCACGAGTGGCTTTAACATCTGTGTCTTTGCCTTCCTCTACTTTTAAGTTTCTATATAATCTACTTGCAGGATTTGTTATGTATGTTGACATTTCAATGCCTTTCCTTTTTCTTTAACAACTAAGTCCATTAGCTTTTTAGTTATATACTTAAACATAGGCTTGTTACTAATAAACTTTGCATAGCTTTTGCCATGTTTTTTATAAAGGTTATTAAACCATCTAGGAGCTTTGTATTTTAACCAAAGCCTAAATACAAACCATTCAGTATTACCTTTTCCGTACACTTCTCTTGCTACCCAACAAAATGTAGACATGATATAGGCACTTCCTAGTGTTCCTATTAGACTACCAATAGCACTTCCTGCTGCAGTTTCTGAACCTCTCTTTGCCACATCTGCTTGTGTGTCTGCATTTAAATTAGCAATAGCCATATCTGCATATCTATTCAATTCATTCTCTGCAGATGTCCATGCCCATTCCATAGTATCACCAAAGTATTGCCATAAATTATTATATGCAGTATTAGAGATATTTAAAAGATTAGTAGCATTTAATTCGTTAACTCTATTCGTTGTAGCAGTATCTGCTGTTGCAATCTGTCTTCTCCACTGAGCATTTGATTGGTCTATAACTAATCTATTCTGTGCATTGAATTGGTCTCTTTGATTATTTAATTCTGCATTAAATCTTTCTATTACGTTTGTCTGACCTGCATTAAACTGTGCCTGTGCATTCATCTGTGTAGCATTAAACTGTGCTGCCTGAGTGGATAGGTTTGCAAAGAATTGGTCTACTTGATTTTGACTAGAAGCATTAAATTGTCTCGTAGCATTTTCTGCAGCTTGGTCAGTAAATAAAGCCTGAGTTCTTTGTTGTGCTTTAAATAACTCTGTCTGTTGTTGATTACTGACGTTAGTCATCTCCATGCTTAAAAAGTTCTGTGCATTCTGAACTGCTGCCTGTTGTCTATTATTTAAGTTAGCAGTATCTAACTGTGCTAATGCAGAGGCTTCTGCCATTACAAGTGCTTGATTGTTACTCAAGTTTTGCAAGTTCATTGTGTTTGCAATATTAGAGTTTTCTAATATAACCTGTTGTTCTGCAGTAAAGTTTTGATTAGCTACATCACTTATCTTTGCGGCATTTTGAACTCTAGCTTGAAAGGCTTGGTCAAACTCTTGACCTATAAACGTAGCTCTCTGTTGAGCAGCTAACATTGCTCTTGCTTGTCTATTAGAAAGATTCTGAGCTTCAAACTCTGCAGTAACAGATGCATCTGCTTGTGCTATTGGTAAAGCAGATTCTAATGCTGCTTGAACAAGTGCCTGTCCTGCTATACTAGAAGTGCTTAATCCTCTTTTAGCAAGTATAGAACCTACACTTCTTATTGCACCTGCTGCCCAAGGTGGTGGATTAGAGGCATCAAAACCTTCAGTTAAAGTTTTGAGTTGCCCTTGTACTGTTGCTTTTTCACTAGGACTCGCAGTGGCTGCATCAATCTGTTCTGCAAATTTAGCTGCCTTTTCTGCATCTGCAACACCACTTATTAATTCACCCTCTTGTATCTCTCTTTGTGCAGGGTTGTCTATTAAGGTAGCAGTTCCTTGAGCTGCCTCTAAATCGCCAACACTTGACTGTGTTGATTCTGCTGCAGTAATTTTTGAACGAGGGTCATCAGGGTCAATTTGAGCAGCGTTAGTAGCACTTAGAGCAGTATTAATATCCTCTGAAACTGTCTGTGATTGCATTAGATTAGCATCAGTTACAGTGGGAAGTTCAGTAACTGTAGTTCCTGCCTGTGCAGTGTCTATGGCTACAGAGCCTGTCACTTGTCCTGTTCCTGTAGATGGGTCAACAAATTGGTCTGCACTTTGTTGTACACCTTCACCTACTACCTGTCCACCTGAAGGCAAACCCGGACTACTTAATCTACTCGCTGCAACTTCAGTTATATCAGGAGTTACTTCTTGCGTCACAGGATTACCCTCTGCATCTACAACCTGTTGACCAAAGTTAGGATTAGGAGTAGTTCCATCTGCTAAAAATTTATTTTCATCTATCACAGGAACTAACTTAGGACCATAGTCTGCCACAGGTGTAGGTTGTTGTGGCAAAGGAGTTGCCATTTTTGGGTCTGCCTGTGTAGCTTCATCTCTAGGGTCTGTAAAACTTGAACTAGGGTCAAATCCCATTCTTTTTGCATAGGCTTCATAGGCTTGGTCCATTACACCTATGCCTCCAGTTGGAAACTCACCAAAATAAGGTGATGTCACAAACGCTTGAGTTACCATATTTCTAGGATTGGTATATTTATACGCTGCCTCTCTATACTCAGGAGAGTTGTAAAATTTTTTATCAATCTTAACAGTGCCACGATTATCAATTTGGTACTCTCCAGCATCAATTTTCTTTTTGGTTTCTTCATAACGCTTGTCCATCTCATCAAAAAGATTCTTCTGAGGAGTAGGTTGTGTTGTTGTTGTACCTGTATCTATTTCTGTAGGACTTCCTGTGCCTATTTCAGGAACTGTAGGTGCAGGTGGTATTTCTACTGTAGGTGCAGGTGGTATTTCTACTGTAGGTGCAGTAGGTAATGTGATGTTAGGTGTAACTACAGGTGGTGGTGGTGGTGTTACAGTGGTATTAGGCATGGTTGTATTAACAGGAGTGCCACCCTGTTGCATTCTTACGTAACCACCTTCTGCCATTCTTCTTGCAGCATCTTCAAAGACAATCATTTGTCTTTTCTTTTCAGGATTCTGTTCTAAGAAGTTATCAAACTCTTCCATAGAACCTTTATACCCTAAACTATTGGCTATTTTTTGCATACCCCGTGGTTTAAAACCTGTAAATATTGCCACTATTTAGCTCCAATTAATATCTTATCTAATTTATCTTCTAATCTTTTCATTGCATCCATGATGTCATGCATATCTTCTTTGACATCATCTTTACGTGCATACTCTTCTCGTGTCTTATTTAACAATATCTGTAATCTTTTTACTTCGCCAAACATCTTGTTGAATGCCCAACCAAATGGTACAACGACCATAGTTAGGATGATGTTCCAAAATAACATTGCATCTATTTCCATGTTTAGTCGGCATCCTTGATGGTTAGTGTTCCTGCTTTAACTTGTTTTAATATTTCTTCATAATGTCTATTTAAAGGGTCTAAAGGTACAAACAACTCTTTTCCACCTTGTAAAGTTACTTTTATTGTATCTCTTTCATTAGTTAAAGGGTCATTATTATATTGTGCCGATATTATATTTTCCATTTTATCTCCTTAAAAGTCTGCGTCTGCTTCAACACCTTGACTATTATCAGTATCATCACTCACTTCAAGCCAAGCTGAAGTTCCACTACTTCTTGATGATGTTGAAAACTGTGCTCTGAAGATTTTTGTACTTATTCTAAAAAAAGAGGGTGCTGTACTTGGTTGGTCTGCATAACCTGCACCAAAAACATCAAAATCTCCATAGGTCGTAGTAGACGTAGAAACTGTTGGATTTGCTCTCATTTCTACTTGCAAGGGAAAAAATTGTTGAGTAAGAGTATCACTATAATACATACCCCAAGCACAAATTGAATTATCACCACTTGATGAACTTGACCTTCCCCAAAATTGAAAGTATCTTTTGCAAAGTTGTAGTTCTTCTCCAAATGACCTATGCTCAAATGGTGTGGCAGTAGAGCCTACTTCTAATTGCATACCAGTAATATACCACTCATTATCCGTTGAAGAAAATAAATTTGCTTGTCCTACTGCTCTATTTGCATCTGTACTACTTGCCCAACTTGTATTTAATGTTGCACTTGAACCTGCTGTATTTGTTCCTGATGCAAGAAACCATTGCACAAATAATGATTTATCAGCGTCATCATCAAAAGCACCTGAGGTATCAGCAGGGAATGTTATTGTTTTCTTTTCCCATGTATTAGCACTATCTATTGTGTAAGATTTACTCACTTGTCTTGTATTATCATTATCAAATAATTCTACTATGTATGTGCCAGTAATATTAGATTTTACATGAAAAGATAAAGTATATTGTTCTGCATCTGATGTGCCTTTTTTAAATTGTTGCACATCTTGTCCTTCTAAAAATTGAGATAAAGCTGCTCCACTAGCAGCGTTAAGACTAGATTCTGCTGTTGTAATATCTACTTTTAGACTATTTGCAAAACCATTAGGTGTATCTGTAGATTGTGTTATGGTAAGTCTACCACTATTCATGGTAAACCCATATCTCATTCTATCTAAAGAATAGACACCTGCTGTTCCACCTACACTTGTAAAACTTGTACCTCTTTGTGCCACTTGCATCGCACCATTAATAATAATATTTCTTCGCCCACCAACTTGATTATTGGTTAGGACTTCACCCATCTTTGCTAATTCTGCTGCTTTACTCATGCTAAGTCTCCGTGAATTAATACACTAAAATATACTGCATCTAATGCACCACCTGTACTTGCATTACCTGAAAGAACTTTACAACTTCCTGCTGCTATTGCATCAGACTCTACTATGGCTAGTAATCTTCCATAAGATGCTTGTCCATCTGTTACTGTAATATTATAGTTTGTGTTGCCCATATCACTATCTATGTTAACTGTGTGTTCCCCATCCCCATTATCAACTAAAGATGAAACATTAAAGCTATCATTCACACCTGTTAAATCTGTAGAACCATTTACAGCACCTCCATCAAAATTTACCCATGCTTTAGCACTACCATTTGCTACAAAACTCGTAGCAATACTATTATTACCACTCGCATCTTTAAATGTATTTACTCTTAATTCACTTGCCATTATGCTAAATCTCCAAAAACTGCTCCATAGGTTCTTTCCATATCTGTTTGCGAACCATTATCGTGACTATCTTGAATAACATGTGCAGAAGTTGTCCTTGAAACGCAACCACTTATATTAGATTGAGTAGAAGTAATAAACGTGGAATTAACAACAGTATATGTTGTAGCACTATTCATGTTATTAGCAAAATTAAGAGTAGTATTACCTGCACCACTACTGTCTAAAAGGCTGCTTATGTTAAAGTCATCCTCTAGAGCAACATTGCCACTTGTTCTGCCACCATCAAATATATACCATGCTTTAGCCAATCCTTGTTGCAGATTAGTTGTTGTACTATTGCCTTCACCTGTGACATCAATAGAACCTGCTGTGGTTACACCTGTAAATTTATCTACTTTAAGTTCACTTGCCATTATGCTAAATCTCCGAATACTTGAATACAAGCCTGTTCTGAATCTCTCACTGCTCCTGCATCTCTATTTCTCATTATTAATTGTGAGGCAGAAAAACTATGTGCTTGGTCTGCATTAAAAATATTGTCATTACTTGTGCTATCTCCTCTCACAGCTGCTGAAAAAGAATAGTTAGCATTGCTCATAACATTTTGAAAAGCATAAGTATAGTCACCTATGCCATTATCAACAACTGAAGCTATATTAAAACTATCGTTAACTCCTGTTAAGTCTGCAGTACCATCTACGGCAGTTCCGTCAATGTTACACCACACTTTCGCCAACCCTTGCACAGTATTTTGTGTCGTTGCACCACCATCAGATACATAAGTAGACGTATTACCTATCTTAACATTTGTGCCACCACTACCTGCTTTATCTACAATGGTATCTACATTTAATTGACTTGTCATACGATACTCCAATAACCATTAACAGTGACTGTCGCTGATTGTGTTATAGGACCTGCAGATAATCCGTTGGTTGTTGAACTAATTGTTATGTCTGCACTTATAGTCTGTCCATTTGTTCTGATGATACTGTTGTTACCTAAGAATGGATATCTGTCATCTGATTCAGTTTTAGTGTAAGTTTCGTTTACGGAGAACACATCGTAAACAACCATTTCTACATGGTCATTTAAACTTGCACCTTGTACTAATACAACGCTTGTTCCTGTTGTTGCAGCATAATCTGTTCCTGCTTTGAGCAACACACCATTCTGATACACATCCATATATAAAGTGTCTGTGTAGGCTAATGTTAAAGAGTTTGCATCACTACCACTGAAAGATGTTTGTCCTTGTGTGGCTTGATATACAAATCTGTTTCTTACTCCATTGGTGGGTGATTTACCTATATATCCCATAGTTTATCCTATTCTCCATAAGCAATATTTGCATCGCCATCGTCAAATGTGTTTCCATCTGGGTCTATTTTTATTTGAGTTAATTCTCCTGATAATGAAACTTTCCCACCACCAAAATGTATCTGATTATTTGCTGTGTCTGCAAGTTGAGCAGTCATAACCCAAGTGTTTCCAGACATTCTACGAAGATGAATAATACCCTGAAATGTTGCTGCAGCACCAGTGGTAACTGTAAACCTAAATCCATCAGTGTGACCTTCAACACCAGTACTAGGAGCAACCATAGCAGTAGCATTTACATAACCACTAGTAACAATTCCACCAGAAGTCCCTAGCTGAATGCCCATATCTTCAGTGCCACCTGTACTCATATCCCTAACCATTACCTCAACCCAATTTGTTCCTGAAGGTATGCCAGTAATCGTGTTTGCAGACGTTAGGTCAATTTCTGTAGCTAAGACATAAACAGGGGATGTAAGTCCTGCATCATTTACTGTAGTCAATGCCATAACTTACTCCTTATGCGTATGGACTGTCACCTAATACAGATGTATCCCAAGCTGCCTTGAGCTTTGCGATTGTGTCTGCATCAGATATAGCTTTAGCTGCAGGTGCATCTCTAAGTGCTTTCTTTTTAGTTACACTTGCAGTTTTTGCACTTGCATCATCTGCTTCTAATGCTTTCATGTACACTACATCTTCTGCTTCTAGTAGTGGTTGTCTGACTTCTCTAATCTTATCTTGAAAGATTTTCTTAGCCTCAGTCATGTCTTCAGAAATAACTTTTCCATTTAATGTCCAAGCTCCTCTGAAATGTCTATCAGATGGTTTAGTTACTGTTGAAGCATCAACTGTTTTACCATCTTTATCCATTATATATGTTTTTGGCATTGTGTTCTCCTTATGCTGCCTTATGAGTGGCTATTGTTTCTTCATCAATTCTCCAAGCATTTCGCCACTCTCTTGTGCTTGGAAGTTGATTCTTTTTGCAAATTAATAATCTTGGTCTATTAGCTTTCTGATATTCTCTCCATACTCTTTGTGGTATGTCTTTCATGATTAAGTATTCTATTGCTTGTTCTTCTGTCATTGCATCAATAGGTTTAGTATTGTGTAACAAATAACCTCTTGTGTGTTTCTTGAAGTCAGGCTTTGCTTCATCTTCTTGCAATGCCCAATAAACTTCTACAGGTGGTAATATGCCACCTTGCAATGCACAAGCCATCCAATTAGGGTCAGGTATAGTTATCTTAGCAGGTGAATCAGGTTCTTCAGGGTCTTCCCATACAACACGATACTCTGATTGTTTGCCTTCTAATTTTTCTTTTGCCCAACACAATCTTTCCCATAAATGTGTTCCTTGAAACTCAGGTGTTTTTATTGTCATGCTAAATCTCCTACTATTGCGTGTCCATTATCTGTTGTATCCATTAGAGCACTATGTCCATACATATAAGCAACATCTACATGGTCTGTTGAAGAACTTTCACAACATACATAGTTATATTCAGTTCCTATGGTTGCATCCCCTGCTCCAAGTAAAGCATAATCTGCATTGCTCATATTATTAGCAAAATTTATTATTGAACGACCTACTGCCGTATCAGATGCTGAACTGACATTAAAGCTATCATTAACTGTAACTGCATCTGCTGTATTACAATTTAATCTTGCCCAAACTTTATTGACACCATTAAAAATGTAACTTGTATCAATAGACTTCTCTGTATTTGTATTAACTTGGTCAGATGTTGTTAATGTATCAAATGCTATTGTTCCGTTTGCCATTATGCTAAGTCTCCGTGTACCACTATTCCACCTCGTCTTGGGTCTTCTTTAGTATTTGCAACATTAAAGTAAACTGCTCGTGTAGAAGAAGTAACATTTTTAATATCAGCTTCACTATCACTACCATAAAGTGAGCTATGACCAAAACCACCATCATTGTTTCTTATCATCATACTTGTTGTAACATAATCTTTGCTATTCATATTGTTAGTAAAATTGTGGGTGAAATCCCCGGCATCGTGGTCTGTTATAGTTGTAGAGTTTAAATTATCTTCTACGCTATCATCTAACAAAACGGATGACCAAACCTTCGCCAACCCTTGTTGCAGATTAGTTGTGGTTGAACCACCTTCTCCTGTAACAACAATGCTACCTGCTGTAGATGTACCTGTTAGGGTGTTTGTCTTAATGGTACTCATGCTAAATCTCCATGAATTGATAAACTATGGTCATGTGTTTCTTGTCTAGTTCCATCTGTAGCCATAGCACCACTATAAGTAAAAGATGATGTAGTTCTGCCACCAAAATCATTGTTAGAAGATTGACCACTTGTATTTCTTGCTTCCCAATGGTCTCCATATCCTGAACTAAATGTTGTGGCATAATTTTTATTAGAAAAAGCATTTGTAAGACTATAACTTATAACACCATCTGTACTTTCATCTGTAATACCTGTTACGTTAAAAGAATCCATTGTTGCTTGAGATGTTCCACCATAAGATGCCCATACTTTAGCAGCGTGTTGTTTAGTAAGTGTTGCTGCACCACCACCTGTGCTTTGTACTGTATCTACTTTAATTGTACTCACGATGTTACCAACCTTCCACCACTTTCTACTGTCAATGTTACACCACTAGCGACAGTTAAAGGACCTGTAACTTGTGCATTCTCTGTAGCAAGTATCGTTACGTTAGAAGTTAAACTTTGTGAGTTTGTTCTAAACATACCACCAAATTTAAAGTTACCTTTGTTCTCTGCTGCAGGAGTGATGTTACCACCTGCTAGTTCAAGAAAATATACAAAAACATTATTTGTTCCTGCCGAAGGTGCGTCACCACTGCCAAAAGTAAGAGTGCTACCATCAGGAATAGTATACTTAGAGCTATCCTGTATTACACCATCAACTGATACAAGTATGTCTTGGACATTTGATACTGTTCTACCTAATGCGAATGTAGTGTCACTTCCATCGCCATCGAACCTGACTACTGCAGGTGAGGCTTGAAAGTTTGCAGGAAGTGGATTACCTACATATGCCATTATGTAATCTCCATGATTGATACTGCTATGTCAGTTGCACCTGATGCAGTTAGTTTTAAACTATCTGTTGTTTCCATCACAATCTTATTACCTGATAATAGTTCTAACGAAGAACCTGCAGGTATAGGTGCATTTGTCACTAACTCTACATCTGCATTGTTTCCACTGTTAGTGCCTGAAGGTGGTCGGCTAGATGTATCTGAACTTAATGTAACTGTTGCAGTCACTTGGCTTGTTGTTGTATTACCAAGCATGACTCCTAACACTACTGTTGTTGTAGAACTGCCTACTGTATAAACTGTTGCTTGGCTCGTAGTACCTGCAACTGTTATAACTTTAAATGTATTTGCCATTTTTCTATTTCCTTATAATTATACACTATTTATGTTTTTTTGTCAAGTTAAAATTAACCTAACG